GGTGCCGACGATGGCGAGGGCCACCGGGGCAAGGGCGGCACCGACTTCGACGCCGAGACTGATCAGGATGGGCAGGAAGGCAGCCATCGCCCCGGACACCCCGGCGGACAATCCCTTCATGAGGGAAGATCCGCCTTCCTTGCCCTTTTTGTCCATGTTGTCTTTGACCTTGGTGCCGACGCCCTTGTCGATCTCGGCCGCCGCCGACTCGCCCGCCTTCTCCGCCGACTTGTCCAGCTCTTCGAACTTCAGGCCCTTGGTCTGCTCGTCGAGCGCCTTCTTGATCTCCTCGCGCAGGCCGGGCGTGAACTTGGACAGGTCGGCGAACACCTGCACGAACGCCCGCCCCAGAACCCCAGCCATGACTCAGGATCCTACGGGTGCCGGGGGCTGCGCCTGCCCCATCAGGGCCGCGAACGCATCCTGCGCGGCGCGCTCGTCGTACATCTCCTCCGTGGTGACACCCTCCACCCCGATCGGCGGAAGCCGCAGGTCGATGTCGAACTTGTTGCGCTCCGTCTCGTCCATCGTCCGTACACAGATCACGTAGATGGCGTTCAGCGCCGCCGCCAGGGACACTCGCCCCAGGTCGACGCCGAGCCTGGTCAGCTCCCCGCCGATGATGTGCCACGACGCCCCCGACGACCGGATCAGCCGGTCCGCCTCCCACCACGGCCGCCCGGCCGCCGCCGTCAGCAACTCCCGCGACCGGGCGACGATCTCCTCCGCGCTCGTCGCGCCGTCGAGCAGCAGGTCGGTGATCCGTTCCTCCGCGTCTCCGTCCATCAGGCCGGGGATCAGCGGCAGGGGCGTGTCCTCGTCGAGGATGGCGAGGAACCAGTCCCCCGCCGGGCAGGGAGGGACCGTGAAGGTTTCCCCGCCCAGGTCCACATCGAGAGCCCAGATGCGGAGCGCGGCGAGGGCGTCAGCGGCCATTACTGCGGCCGGGCGTGAACCGGACCGCGTCCGACGGCAACTCGCCGCAGTGGTGCTGGGTGCGGCCGAACACGTGGCCATGCGAGCACATCGGCTCACCTCCGTACGGGCTGAGCCGGGACGCCATGTAGTAGCCCCGGCTTACAAGCTCCCGCTGAAGGTCCTGACTGCTGGCGTTCTTGATCCCTGGACCAACCGGCCGGTCCAGGCCAAGAGCGGCGCGCTTGGCCATTCGTACGCCCTGGTCGAAGGCCTCCTTGCGGAGGTGGTCGTGCCGCCAGAAGTGGAACGGCAGCCACACCGCGAGGATCACATACGCGGCCAGCTGGAACGGCCAGGGCACGTACTGGGCGATGTACTCCGTCCACGGGATCGTGCCCGCAGGCTCCCAGATCCCGGCAACGACCTCCATGACGATCGCGACCAGGGTGATCCCGAGGAACACGACCGTCCAGACGATCCGAGCCCGCTTCACCGCCGCCGCCGGACCGGCGCCGCCGCCTTCTTGGTGGGGGTCGCCTGGCCGTTGAACTTCTCGCCCGCCACGCGGATCGAGGTGAAGACCGCCTCGGCGGTCACGTCGCCGTCGATCATCGCCTCGTCGAGCCAGTCCTTGTCGGCGTCCCTGACGACCATGCCCTCAACGACCTTGCCGAGGGTGCCCAGGTTGCGGATGAGGCGGTCGCGCAGCTCAGGTGACAACTCCTTGCCATCGTTTTCGATCATGGCCGGGAGTCCCCGGCTCACCCGGGCCAGCACGACCAGGGCACCGTCAGTCGGCTTGCGCATCTCGATGTCGCGGCCCCCGAGCGGGACCATCACCGTCAACTCGGCCATCAGGACATCCCCTTGAGGTGCGCCCACGACTTCATGGCGACCGCCACCTTGTGGTTGGCACCGACGTGGGGTTCGGTCGTCCAGTCCTTCGCGATGGCCCACAGGTCGAGGTCACGGCTATCGGCGTCGTCCGGCGTGGGGGTCGGCTGAGGTGCGGGCTGCGCCTTCGGCACCCAGAAGTAGGCGTCGCCCTGCTGCCGCCGCAGCGCCCACCAGTCGGAGCCCTTCAGGTACCAGCGGCCGTTCTTGCCCCAGGCGGGGCTCCACGAGTTGTCCCCGCCGACCAGCAGTACGCCCGTTCCGTTGCCGGGGGCATCGGAGGTCACGATCTCATCGACGACCAGCTCGTGCCCGCCCGCCAGACCTGAGGCGACGTCGACCTTGAGCAGGCCCGACGGCGGGGCGTCGAACATCGAGTTGTACCAGGGGATGCCGGTGATGCCGGGCGCCTTCATCAGCGCCTGGAGCGACGAGTCGAGGTCGAGGGCCGCCTGGTAGCCGGAGGCGACGCCCGCCTTGACGGCCATCTTCGACGAGGTGAGGCCGTCGGAGCCGGTGTCGTCCGGCTCCCACGTGCCCGGGTAGTCGTCGTTGGCGGTGTTGTCGCGGTACCAGTTCAGCGCGCCGGGCTCGTCGGGGGTGTACCGCGGCCAGTTCGGCATGTCGCCGGTGAAGAACGGCTCGTGGTAGGCGCACGAGCAGGCCGCGTTGCCGGTGCACGCACCAATCCGGCCCTGGTCGATGATGCCGAGGAACTGCCGGTGCAGCACCGACGTGACCGGAGTGGCCGTCGGCTGCACCGCGTAAGCCTTGGACCGGCTGTCGAGGTAGACGTGTCGGCCGAGCATCGGGTGCATCGGCAGCCGCTCGCGGTAGATGCTGATGACGCTCACTCGGCCACCTCGACTTCAACGGCCGAGACGAGCCGGGCGGCCGGGACGGCCAGGCAGATACGCTGGTTGGGTCCCACCTTGAACACGAGCGTGTCGGCCACGGCCTCCACCCTCGCATCGGCCGGGACGGTTGCGGAGGCAATCGGCATGTCGCCGTCGGGCTTCCAGGTCCCTTCCTGCCAGCTCACCTTGAGCTTCTTCACTGTTTCCTCCTCCTACGTACTTCTACGTATCTCCGCCGCTGGTGGCGTCTGCCGCCGCTGCGGACTGCATACGGTAGCCCTCGGCTGTGGCGACCTCGCGTAGCGCGTCCCGCATCCACGGGCGTCCCCGCCGGGCGGGCTGCGACACCCACTTACGCACCATCGGCTGGCCGTGCCAGACGAACGCGAGGGCCTTCTTCTTCGTCGGGTAGATGACGACCGGGCGGCGTCCCTCGTGTACGGGCAGGGCGTATTTGACGCGGTTGTAGACCTCGCCGGTGACCTTCGTTTCGGACTGCTTGACCTTGAACTGGTGGGCGGCTCGCAGGTTGCCGGTGTCGACCGGCGTCAGCACCTTGGCCCGGTTGAGAACCTTCAACGTCACCCGGATGACGTCCTTACCGGCCAGGTCGTGCAGGACGCCCTTGATGACGTCCCGGTACAGGTCAACGTGGACCGACTTCACCCCGGACATCTGCGGCCTCCTCCGGCTGGTACGGCTGCTCGTCGGTCACGTCTCGAAGATAGCCGTTCTCCACGTGCTGCTGCGCCCAGCCCAGATCGGTGGCGTCCTGCGAGAACACGTCACCCTGGTCGAGGCCGTCGAAGCTGATGAGCACTTCGAACTTTCGCGGGGCAGTCTTCTTGCTCGTGCCGGGCATGGCCCCTCCAGGGTGTCAGCAGTCCCCGCACGGCGCCATCACCGAGACGGTCACCAGCAGCTTACCGCCGGTGCAGCCGCCCTCGACCGACAGCGGCGTCCATTCGCCGACGGCGCGGCGCTGCGTCGGCCGCCAGCAGCACGCCGCCGCCCGGCGCATCAGCGTCTGGTGCTGCATCTGCGTCGTGAACCCCGACTGCCAGTCCGCGGTACTCGGCGGGTCAATGTTGTCGAGGGTGTCGCCTGAATCCGACCAGGGCATGCAGAACGAGACACCCATCTCCAGCACGACCGCGTAGGCGAGCGGCCCGCACGGCAGCCACGTGTTGTCTTCCGCCGGGAAGCTGTCCCAGCTCGGGTAGATGTTGGCAACGCGGATCCAGGCCAGCCCTGCACAGCATTCGTCGATGTTGGGGCCGATCAGCGGGCTGGTCTCCTGCCCGACGCGGAGCTGCACGTAGCGGGGCGGCGTCGGCAGGGTCGACAGCTGCTCCATGAAGCAGGTCATCAACTCCTCGGCGACCGGCGTGCCGATCAGGTCGGTGGGGCCGATGGTGGGCAAGCTGAACACGGCCGTCATCCCCGCTGTAGCAGTGAAGTTCGCGGACAGGGTCACCGTTTGCGCCCCCGCCGACAGTGTCGCACTCATCGAGCCGGTGGCCGTGAGCCCTGATGTCAGGCCCACCTCGCGGGTCAGCGCGGCGCCCAGGCTGCCGGTCGCGGTCAGTGCGGCGCCCGTATTCACCTGCCGGGTAAGTCCGGCCATGAGGCTGCCGGTGGCGGTGAGACCGGCGGCGAGCAGCTGCTCACGGGTCAGGCCGACGCTCAGGGTTCCGGTGGCGGTGAGACCGGCGGCGAGGTTGACCTGCCGGGTCAGGGCCGCCGACAGGCTGCCTGTGCCGGTCAGGGCCGCCGACATGTCGACGATCGCGGCGCCGGACGCGGCCCTGATCTCTACGGCAGCCGCCACCCAGTTGAACAGGGCGCCGCCGCCCGGGCGGATGTCGTCCCATGTGACCGTGGGCGAGGTGGAGGTGTTCTTGAACTCGGTTTCGTAGCCGCCGTTGACGCCGCTGGCCGGGTTGAACAGGTCGGTTATTTCTGCCCAGCCGGTCGACGTGCCGGGGGTGATGTTCGCGGTGTTCTTGTCGGCGGAGACGATCGCCCAGACTTCGGACGTGGCGGCGGGCGCGCCGGACAGCGTCAGGGAGGCCGGGTTGGGTGTGGTGAAGCCGCTGGACTGCGAGTTGGTGCCGGTAACGCCGGTCGGGGTCGACGTGTCGTATCCGGTGTAGGCGGCTACGGCGACGCCGACGACGCTCATGTTGCGGCCGTTGAACGACACGGTGAGGGTGCCGCTGGCCCCGGTGATCACCGGGGCCGTGAAGATGCCGACGTAGGTGGCGAAGGAGCTGGTGACGGTTTGCCGGATCAGCGGAGTAACGGTCACCCCGGTGGACGATGTGACCGTCATGTCGGTGGCGCTGGGGGCGCTGGCGCTGTTCTCCGTGGCCATCACGCCGATGACCATGAACGAGCTGTTCAAGGTCGAAAACGAACTGGAGACGAAGTTCGCGGTGCCCTGATTGCTGCCGGTCGTCGAGTTGATCTGGCCGAGCAGGTCGGATCGGCTGAGGGGCATGCCCTACATCCTTTACTGCATGGTCAGCGTGAGCTGGCCCGCGAGGATGCGCAGCGTGTCACCCAGGTTGGTGGTCTTATTAGCGGTCGCCGCCCCCCACCACCAGCGGAACGGGGTGCCCGCGCTGTCCCAGATCTCGACGCCGACGGTTGTGGCGGCGGGCATGTTGGTGAACACGATGTCGGCGCTGTTCGCGGTGCTGGTGGTGCCGGACGCGGCCGGGAAGGCGGCGGACTGCGCGGCGTACGTGGAGCCGCCGCCGTTGGTCACCTCGGTACCGGCAGCGGAGTCGGAGCCGTTAGCCGTCATCAGCCGCACCATCAACGGCAGGGTCGGCGCGGTCGCCGGGGTGTTGCCGGTGAGGAAGTTGAGGACGCGGGCCTCTGCGCCGTCGGTCAGGTTGTCTGCCATCTGCTACCTCACGGCCACGTGGTGATGCGGTTCGGGGACTGGTCCATCGAGAACACCTTGGGCGACTGGGTAAGGCGGTTCGGGTTGAACTGCACGACCAGCTGGTCAACTTCGTTGAGGCCGGTCAGTCCCCGGTCGAGGTAGGTGGTGACGGCGGGGAACTGCACGGAGACGCCCTGGCGGGTCAGGGACTGCATGCGCTGCGGGAGGCGGCACGGCTGCCCGGCGATCGCCTTGCCGATCTCGCAGGCGAGGATCCCGGCGGCGTCAAGGGCTTCCGTCGGGACGGCGCGGCCGAACACGCCGGTGACGACGAAGGTGCCGGTAATCCCGGCGCCGGGGTTCTTGTTGAGGTCCTGGCACTGCGGCCAGCAGGCCCCGTCTGTGCGGACGAGCAGGAACCCGTTGTCGATGCGGTAGGCGCTCGGGTCGACGGTGGCGTTGTCGATCACGACGGAGGTGATCGAGACGATCTTGGGCAGCTCGATTTCGCAGCTGGCGCCGCAGCAGTTGATGCCCGCACATCCGGCGTTGTGCCATACCCCGTTCTGGATGTACAGCGGGTAGTAGCTGTTGCCCTCGTCGGTGCCCCACGGGTTGATCAGGTTCACGGGGTACACCTGGTACAGCGGCGGCAGGAGCGGGGCGTTGCACGGCCTGAGCGTGAGCGTGACCGTCCCGAACTGGCGGCCGGTCAGGGTGTAGAGGGTGAAGGCGGACAGGCGCAGCGCGAGGGCTTTCTGGTCGGCGGACAGCGCCGCCCAGGTCGTCGAGCAATAGGCCGGGTCAGGAATGGTCCAGCCGTCCGGTACCGCGCTGACCATCTCGCCCCCCTTCGCGGAGCGGGGGCCGACCGGACGGTCGGCCCCCTTTATCCGTACGGCCCTGGTGCGGCCCGGTAGTCAGCTCGCGCAGCCGCACGAGGCGGCCGGAGGCGCAAGGTAGGTCCACTGGAGATGCCGGTGGGTGTCGTTCGGCAGCGCGACCAGCAGCTTCTCGGAGACGCCGGTGGTCATGTTGGCGAGGACGTTCTTCGGGCCGGTGCCCCAGTTGGTGCCTTGCTTGGTGCGGCCTGCCACGGTGAACGACACCGCACCGTTTTCGATCTTGAGGTCGCCGACGGTCCCCTCGATCACGTTCGGCAGCAGGAAGTACCCGTACGGCACCACCGACGACGTGCCGATCGTGACGCACTGCGCGGCCGACATGTTCGTCCACACTTCCAGGCCGAACGCCCCGGCAGCGTAGTTGCTGGTGCGCGTCTGGAAGCCGACCGCCGACGGCGAGGCCGCGTCGTTGAGCACCAGCGTGGAGCCTGTTACCAGGTTGAACAGCTCCGGGTCGACGTTGCAGAAGGTAATCGTGACCTGGATCCACTTCAGCTGCTTCGGGGACTTCTCATTGACGCAGATCAGACCGGCCGCGTTCACGACGATGATCTCCGTGCCCGACTCGACCTGATCCTGCATCTCCACCGAAACGAAGCCGGTCGAGACGGCCGACACGCAGGAACCCACCTTGGGGGTGCCGCACGAGTCGATGGCCTGGACCCGCATGGTCGTGCCCTGAATGGGGGCCTGACACACGGCCGTCATCTGCTACTCCTTCGTGGCCTTGCCGGGCCGCTGCTTGCGGACCGGCGGCGTGCTCGGGTCTCCGTCGTCGTCGACCAGCTCCTCCTCGGAGGGCCAGCGGTCGGCACGGTCGGCGTTGAAATCGTCGGCCACGTCCTGCGGCACCCGGAAGGACAGGGCCGCGTCGTGCTCGCCGCGCTGCGCAACGACGACTGAGTCGTCGTAGCCCTTGTCCCGGGCCAGCTCCAGCAGGCGCGTGGCGGTTTCGCCTTCCGGCTCGTGCCGGTTGATGATCACTACTGCGTTGTCCATGATCCAGCTCCTCAGTACAGCGTTCCAGCGGTCGTGGTACCGGTACCCCGCGTCATGCTGTCCAACTCGACGAGCACGAAGAACGCCACGCAGTCCACGGTGATCGCGTACGCCTGCTGGGCGGTCGTCTGCCAGGCGTTACCCGACCGGTCGAATGTGCGTTCCGGCGGGCTCACGAACACCCGGTCGTCACGCCAGATCGTCGTCGCTCCGGTAGCGACCAGGTAGGCGGTGCCGAGGGCGGGGGTGACCGTGTCGTCGGTCGGCTTGTGGCCGGTGTAGCCGCGGCCGAAGGACCACACGTTGCCCATCGGCGTGTACTGCACGCCGGTCAGCCCGCGCGCCGCCCGCTGCGGAAGCGGCATCATCTGCCGCTCCACCAGGTACGGCGTGACCAGCGGTCGGGCGTGGATGATGCCCGGGTAGCTGTACTGGGCCAGCGCGTCCTCCAGCAGGCCGACACCGTATTCGATGGTGACGGCCGTCCCCGGCGTCGGCGTGACGTCGAGAATCCCGGAGCCGCCGTTCAGCTCCGCCCGCTGGAGTGCGGGCTGCACGTCGGCGTTGCCGCCCCAGAATGCCTGCTCGGCGACGTACTGCGCGTTGTCGCCGAGCCGGATCCGGACACGCCGCTCAACCTCGGCAGCGTCGTACGGAAACGCGCCCGCCTTCAGCCCGGCCACGACCTGGAACGGCAGGCCGATGGCCGTCCCGTCGCAGGCGTCGAGCGTGGACCCGGCGGTGATGGTCGGGTTGGAGCAGGACGCCGCCGCGAGCAAGTGAGCCTGCCCGCAGTGCTCCTCCAGGTACTGCACCCCGCCGACGTCGCCGTGATCCGGCATCGGGAACGGGCCGTTGGCGGCCGAGAACAGGCCGTACCGGATGTTGCCGACCGCAGGCTGCGGCACATAGGCCGGGCCGGTCATCGGCGTAAGAGTCGCCATCGGGTTTCCTCCCTTCCCGCAGGTGGGTTCCCTGGCCGCTTCGAGCGTTGCGCCCCTTGCGGTAGCGCCGCCTGTTCTCGCGGCCAGGGAGTCTCGGTTACGGGTTGGTCGGGAACAGGCCCTGCGTGACGATGGTGGACTGCGCGTTCAGCGCGTACGCCGCCGCACCGTCCGGGATCAGACCGCCGCCGAGGCCACCGATGGTGTACACCCGGCTGTCGAAGCAGGTCTTCGCGGCGAGGATGCCCTGTTCGGTGAAGAGCTGGGTGGTCTTGTTCTGCGCCAGCAGCGTGGAGTCGTACACGGTGTCGAGGGTGATGATGTCGGCGTTGCCGCGCACCCACGTACCGGCCGCATACACCAGCATCTGAAGAGCGTGAGGCCAGTCCTGGACGAAGTTGTTGCTGGTCGGGTCGGTGCCGAACTGCTGCCACTGCGACGGGGCGCCGCCCGGGTACGCGGCCCAGTAGAACGCGTCCTGCCAGTCGTACACGTACTGGACGCGGGCGCCGCGCGCCGCGAGCCAGTCGTTGATCTTCTGGGTGGTAACGGCGAACTGGTCGACGCCTGCATCCCCGTCGTAGAACGACCGGCGGGTGACGTCGGCCCGGATCCAGGACTGCACCCAGTACGGCAGCACGACCTCCAGGGTGGAGGAGAGCTGCATCCGCTGGCGGTACTTGTAGTCGGTGATCGCCACGTCGAGGGCGCTCAGCAGCGTGGAGACGACCGAGTGGTCGGTGTACCAGGTGGTGCCCGCGCCGGGGGTGTGGCTGGCCACGTTGCTCGGCAGGGTCAGCGCGGTCGAGCCGGTGACCAGCGCGTTGATCATGAACTGGTTGATCTTGTGCGTGTGGGCGACCATCGCGCCCCGCACGAACCGGGCAATCAGCTCCGGGTAGCCGCGCAGCTGAAGAAGGTCCGCCTGGATCGCCAGGCCGTCCGCGTCGAGCCGGGTGTCCGTGAACGACGGGCACGGCACGCTCATCGTCGGCTTCGTAACACCGGAGATGATGTTCGCCTCGGTGTAGTGGAAGAACCCGGCGCCCGAGTAGATCGACGAGAAGTCCGGGCCGGTCGTGTACTTGATGCCGCCCCGCGAAACGTTGATCTCCGGAATATCGAGCAGGCCGTCCGAGGACTCCAGCTCACACAGGTCGTAGATGACCTCGGACGGGGCGCACCAGCCCGTGCCCGCCGCCGTCAGCGAGTTGGGCGCCGCGCTGTTCTGCGCCGCACGCCGCTTGATGTCCAGCGACGCAAGCAGGGAGCCGCCCGGCAGTCGCTTCTCGGAGGCCGCGTAGTCGATGACCGGCGTCGCGTCGTCCGCGAGGCCACCCGACGCGGTCAGCTCCTTCGGGTAGTCGAGCTTGAACTGCGCAATCCCGTCGCGCCGGGAACCGCCGCCGCCGCCGAACGCCGAATACTGGAGGAACTTCTTCTCGACCGCCGCGCCGACCTTGTTCCAGTCGAGCTCTTCGCCGGTCGGGTAGTCGGAGTTGCTGGCCCCGGCGAGGATGACGGCCGGGGTTTGCCGGGGCACCTGGTCGGCCGGTACGGCGGGGACGGTCCGGGAGGCCACGGCAGCAACACCGGGCGCAGCGGGCTTCGCCGCCGCCGTGGTCGCCGTGGGGGCCTCCGGGGTTTGCTCGCCGTCGGCGGGCGTGCCCTCCGCCGTGTCCGGCTCGGCGGTGTCCGCGTCGTCCGACTCGTCTTCCTCGCCGAGGCTGTCAGTGAGGGCGGCGAACGCTCCAGCGGCGCCGCTGCGGCGACTGCGCTCCGCGTCCACGCCCTTGACGATGGTGGTCAGCTCGCGAATGGTCTCGATGTCGTCGGACGACACGTCGGCGACATCCATGTCCGCGTACCGGGCTGCGGCTTCACGGGCCTGCGAGCGAATCGAGGTCAGGTCTTCCGTCGACATCGTGGCGAAGGCGTACTTGCCGTCGTCGGTCGTCGGAACCTGGAAAGGCAGGTTCGGCACTGCGGGCTCTCTTCACTTCGAGCGCTCAGCCGGACCGTGGCAGCACTGATGCACCTGCCCGGGATCATAGCCGGTACTCTCCGATTCACGGAGGAGGAGGCCGTATATGAATTCAGACGAAGAGCACTTCACGCCCGAGGCTGTAGAGGAATCGGTACGCCTGGCCGACGTCTTCCGGGCGCGCGAAAATCTGAGCGCTGCCCTGGACACCCCCGCCTGGCAGCCCGAGACGCCCGGCGCGTGGGACCCGCGCGCCGGGGAAAAGGTGTGCATCGGCACGCCGCACCTAGACAACCCGGGCTGGAACTACGTCGAGTCGCTGATACGGGTAGCCGCCTACGACAAGGCCCACGGCAACCACCTGCTGCACAACTCGGGCCTGATGAACAACGGCGCATACGCCCCGGTGTGGGGCCGGTCGATGGAGCTGTCGCACGCCCGCAACACGGCGGCAGCCGCATTCCTGGCCTCCGACGCCGACTGGCTGCTGTGGTGGGACTCCGACATCGGCGCCGAACAGGACGCCCTGGAGAAGCTGCTCGCCGCCGCCGACCCGGAAACGGCACCGATCGTCGGCGGGCTGTGCTTCATCGAGGGCGACTACTCCCACGACTTCCGGGGCGGACTGCGCTCCAGCCTGGCGCCGACGCTGTACGACTGGGCGTGGATCGAGCCGAAGTCAGGCATGCCCGGCGCCTACAAGCTGGTCACCCGGCAGGAATGGCCACCCGATCAGGTGTCCCGAGTCGGCGCAACCGGCTGCGGACTGCTTCTTACCCACCGGTCCGTGTACGAGAAGATCGCCGCCTGGCTTCAGGAGCAGGACGCGCCGCCGCACATCTGGTTCGAACGGATCCCCGGGCCGGACGGAGAAAAGTGCGGGGAGGACATCTCGTTCTGCCTGCGAGCCCACCAGGTCGGCCTTCCTGTCCTGGTGCACACCGGCGTCACGACCACCCACCAGAAGACGGTGTGGTACGGCACGCAGGACTACGCCATGAAGCCGTTCACGCCGCCACCGATGACGGTCCGGCCGCTGCCGCCAGACCAGTGGCCGAAGCTGATGATCAACCGCAATGCCGCGCAGGAAGCCGCCCAGACGTCACCGATGCGAGACCAGCAAGTGCCGGAGGCAACCGAAGGCGTGGCAGTCATCGTGCCCGTGGCGCGCCGCGACAACGCCCGGACGTTCCTGACCTCGCTGGACGCCAGCCTCACCGAAGAGCAGAAGCGGCGCAGGCAGGTCCGGGTCTACGTGATGGCCGACGAGAGCGACGAAGACACCCCGCTCAACTGGGGATTCTGGGACAACGTCTATCCCAACATCGTTTTCGATCTTCATAGGTACCTGCGATCGATGGGCTCGTTCGCCGAGAAGGTCAACCGCGGCGAGATGATCTCGGATGAGCCGTGGCTGTTTCTGGTCGGCGACGACGTGCGATTCCACAAGGGCTGGCTGGATCAGGCCATGCAGACCGCGCGGACCACGGGCAAGAGCGTGGTCGGCACCAACGACCTCGGGCATCCGGACGTCATCGCCGGGAAGCACGCCACGCACATGCTCATCCGCCGGGACTACGTCGAGAAGGTCGGAGCGTCGTGGGACGGCCCGGGCGTGGTCTGCCACGAGGGGTACCGGCACTGGTACGTCGACACGGAGATCGTCGAGGCGGCGAAGCGGCGCGACGAGTGGGCGCCATGCCTGGCGTCGCACGTCGAGCACCTGCATCCGTATTGGGGCAAGGCGGAAACGGACGAGGTGTACCGCATCGGCCAGGAGGCGGCGGCCACGGACGGCACGCTGTTCGGCCATCGGCTGAACGCTCAGCGCGCCGGAGGCGTCCGGCTCCGCGCCGACGATTCGCGGGCGGACGCGGACGGGTTTACTGACGGGTCGCACGGCGGTTCGCCGCGAGAATGGCTGGAGGAGTCATGATCGAAAACGAGCAGGAGTTAGACGTCAAGCTGCACCCCTTCCCGCACCTGGTCGCCGACGGCCTCTGGCATCCGGAGCTGCTGGACGCGGTGCTCGACGAGTTCCCCGGCCCAGCGCATCCCGGCTGGCGGTCGTTCGCCAATAGCACCGAACGCAAGCTTGAGGGCAGCCACCCGTCAATGTGGGGCACCGAGACCACTCACCTGCTGCGCAGCATGGCCGAGCAGGCCCCCGGCCTGGCTGAGGCATTCCACACCCCGCCGCTGTCGATGGAGCTCGTCGGCGGTGGCTACCACCTGATCGAGCCGGGCGGCTACCTGGCGATGCACGCCGACTTCAGCCGGTCGCCCCGCACCGGCCTGTACCGGTGGCTGAACATGCTGGTCTACCTCAACCACGACTGGCAGCGGGAAGAGGGCGGTCAGCTTCAGCTGTGGGACGACGACGGTCCGGCCGTCACCATCGACCCTGAGTTCAACCGTACGGTCGTCTTCCGGACGAGCGGGTCGTCCTGGCACGGGCATCCGGTGCCGGTCGGCCTGAATCGCGTACGCCGGTCGGTCGCCGCCTACTTCTACGCCGCCGACCCGCCGCCCGGCTACCTCGGCGACCACTCCACCCGCTGGCACCCCCGTTACGACGTCTGGCACGGCGGCACCACCCCGACCCCCGGGAGCGACTGATGCACCAGCAAGTTCTCGACTGGATCGGACAGTTTCGGACGACCGAAGATCTGGCCGTGCTGGACATCGGCGGACGGGACCTCAACGGGTCGCCGCGCATGTTCTTCCCGAACGCGAGCCCCTATCACGTTCTCGACCTGCGCCCGGGCCCGAACGTGGACATCGTTGCCGACGCAACGAAGTGGGAGCCGGAGTTCAACTTCCCGGCAGGGGAGTTCGGCTACGACCTGGCAGTCTGCACCGAAGTCTTCGAGCACTGCGCCTGGTGGTCAGACGTCCTCAAGACCGCGTATAAGGCGCTCCGTCCGGGCGGTTGGCTGCTGTTCACCTGCGCCGGTCCGGGCCGCCCGCCGCATTCCGGCATCGAAGCCGTGCCCGGCCTGATGGACGGAGAGCACTACGCCAACGTCTCGCCCGAGGAAATCCGCCACGAGCTGGAGTTCCAGGGGTGGACGGAGATCGAGACGCACCTGCGGGGCACCGACACGCAGGGCAAGGCCGTCAAGCCGAAGCCCCGCGAGGTGCTGTTCGGCGCGGCGCTGTCCCGTACGGCGGCAGGCAACCCGAACGCCTGACCGCACAGCGAAAGGCCCCACCGAACCGGTGGGGCCTTTCTGCGTGTAAGGCTATCGAGTCACCACGAGGTGACCTTCGGAACGCAGGGGACGTAGCAGCATCCGGCCGACGCGCCGCCGCACGTTCCTGCCTTGTGGGCAGCGCGGAGCTCGTCGTAGTAGGCGCGCATGACCTGCTCGTCGAGGTCCAGGTTACGGCGGTCCTCTTTGCGGCGGCGGTCACGCTCTCCGAGATAGACGATCTCCAGGCGACGGAACACCCAGTCGGGGAGCTTCATGCGGTCGCCTTCTTCCTGCGGATGCGCAGCTTGCGAATCGTGTGCGGGAGGGACAGTTCGGTACGGGCGCCGTCGGGCCGCCCTCCGACAATCCTGCCGCTCAGGGAAACGCAAGGTTCGCCGAGCGGCACCTTGCAGACGGGGCAGGCACGGTAGTCGTCCGGGTAGAAAGTTGCCCGGCGAGCGGCGTCATCACGCAATGCTTCGTCGTGTGCCTGCGCAAGGACAAGCTGCTCTAGTTCAGTCATCACGTCACCTCTTTCTGTCTGAGCGGTGCTGGCAGGCCGGGCAGATCCTGACGTGCAGCTTCTTGCCGGTGACGGAGGGCCCGTCGAAGACGATCCAGCCGCGCACCCGAAGCTTGCTGTCGGATGCCCACGCCCCTATGAGGCAGCGGTCACAGGCCTGATGCTGGCGACCGGGGTCAGCGTCTTCGACGGCGAACAGCGGCGTCCCGGTCATCAGCGCCGCCCGGCCAGGGCGTCCAGTACGGCCGCCACCATGAACGCCACCACGCAAAGCAGTGCGGCGGCAGCGATGTAGGGGCTGAGCAGCAGCACGACCAGCGCAACCGCAACCGGGTGGTGCCGGGCTACTCCGCTGTGCATGGGGATACCTCCTCGGTCTGTCTGCCTACAGGCTACACCTTTCCCGCCCCGTAGCGTAGACTGTGAGCAGACAGACCGAGGAGGGCATCATGGAGCAGCAGTACCAGTGGGGCATCAAGGTCACGATGGACTACCTGGACGGTCAGGGCAACGTGTTGCGGACCGTTTCCAGCATTCATGAGGCAGACAATGAGCAGGAAGCGCGCGCCCGGTACGAAGGCATCGCCGACGCGCTGGCCCGGCCGGACCGCGCAGCCCCCAAATACCAGCGCTTCACCGCCGTCGCGCTGCTTCGCCGCCCGATCGGCAAGTGGACGACGAGGGCCCACTCATGACCCACGCCATCACCCGGCCCGTCTCGCGGTTCATCGACGCGCAGCGGGCCGTCTACCCGCAGATCTTGCGGGAAATCCGGCAGGGCCGTAAGCGCACACACTGGATGTGGTTCGTGTTCCCTCAGCTCAGCCTCTTGGCGAAGAGCGAGACCGCGCGCTACTACGGGCTCGCCGACAAGGACGAGGCGCTGGCCTACCTCGACGAGCCATCGCTGCGCCTGCGGCTCGGCGAATGCACGATGGCGGTCCTCGGCCATGACCGGCTCATGTTCAGCCACCCCGACAATCGGAAGCTTCAAGCGTCGATGACCTTGTTTTCTCAGGTGGTCGTCGACCCGACAGTTCCGAATGCGGTGCTGGAGAAGTTCTACGGCGGCCAGCCTGATCAGCGCACGCTCGACATCCTGAACGGCACCTACGTGGCGCCGCCGCAGACGGCGATGGGGAGGGTGGAGGTGGGCAGGCACTGGGACAAGGGCGTCCGGAAGGCGCGGGCGGCCGTGGAGTCGGTCGGCGTCAAGATGCCCCGCGACGAGCCGATGCTCCGCGCCGAGGTCGAGTCGTACGTCAAGAGCTTCGGGCTGTCGGCCGCCGACACCAAGCGGCTGGTCGCCGTGTGGATGGTGGACCAGGATCTCGCCCGGAATGCGGGCTGGGAGTCGCACGCCGACTCCGTCTGGTACGACGAGAACCAATAGTGTACGTTGCAAGCCGACAGCACTTCCGCCTACAGAGAGATCGACACGTGAGAAAGTTCCTCCTCCTGCTGGCCGGACTGGCCGTGGCGTCGTTGACGCTGACGCTGGCCCGGCCCGCACTGGCCACGGAGCAGCCGACCGGGCCCAGCTTCGCAACCTGCCCCTGCCTGACCGGCTGGTACGTCAACGCCGACGAGACCGACAACCGGCCCGAGGCAACCGTGGACGGGCTGAAGTTCACCGGCAAGAACCTGATCCACCACAAGACGTCGCTCGCCCTCACCGACGTTCACGCGGGCAGCTTCACGGCCGTCGGCACTGACGACAAGGTCGTCATGAAGTACGAGACGGACTCGCCGTACACGACCATCGTGCAGACGCCCGACGGCAAGTTCTGGTCGAGCCACATCACGACCGGCCCCGGCAGCCAGGCTCAGCCGGTCGACACCCCGCACGACCTGGTGGGCATCCCGCAGCGCGGGGCTAGTGGCGGCCTCACCGAGGACACGAAGGTGGTTAGCTTCGGGGTGGGCTACTGGACTGAGACCGGCTCGACGGTCGTGTCGTCGGTGGCGTTCCACGGCGTCACGTACGACCTGAGGTGCAAGCCGCCCACCACGACGCCGCCGACCCACCCGACGACGCCGCCAACGTCCAAGCCGACCACGCCCCCGGCGACGACCAGTCCCACGTCCGAACCGTCCCGCAGCTCGACCACGGGGGTACCCATCGACGGCGGTGCCGCAGGCGGCTCGGGTGGGGCGCTGGCCGTCACCGGCCCGTCCACCGGTGTAGTCGCGGGCATCGCCGCCGCACTCCTCGCGATCGGCGGCGCCCTGCTGCTCGTCGCACGTCGCAAGCGGAGGTTCATCGCATGATCCGGAACAAGGTAGCCGCCGCATGTGCGGCGTTCGCGCTGGTGTCCGGCGGGCTGACGCTCGCCGCCGCGCCCGCGCAGGCGGCCTACGTCTGCGCGGGCAACACCTACTGCGAGTGGCAGAACGTCGGCTATGGCGCCGGGGTCTGGCACACCAGCTTCATCAACATCTACCAGCACATCAGCGGCGGCATCACGTCCTGCCTGAACATCTCGCCTGCCACGTGGCCGAACGGGGATCAGGTCGCCGACAACGAGAGCGGCCTCATGGTCAACTTCGGGGACTCGACGTGGGCGCACTACTCGCTCGTCGTCTACAACTGGGTGAACTGCAACCCGGACGGCGCGTACACGTCGTATCCGATCAGCCAGTCCAGCCGGGTGGAACAGCCGGACCTCCGGCAGGAGAACTACCGGGTGAACAACCCTGGCGGGATCAGGGAGTACCAGACCATCACCAGTATCGGCGTGATCCAGACCAGCTGACTGACCCTGGTTGTACCGCTACAGCCCCTTGCCCGGCTTGGGCAAGGGGCTGTATGCTGTGCGTAGACAGACCACAGGAGGAGAAGGACATGAGCAGCGAATACACACCCGGCGACCTGGGCGTCCGTATCGCCTTCACCCGCAGCTTCGGCCTGAGTGAAGGCTCCAGGCAGGTGCACCCGACGATCGAAATCCGGGATCAGACCTCGGGCAAAACCCTGGAAATCGAGCTGACGGCGGAGCAGCTGGCGGCCGTTCTGTCCGGCTCGGAAGCGCAGGTACCGGCGTTGCGGGTCACCGGCTTCAAGGGCGTCGCGCAGTGGGGCAAGTACCACAAGTCAGTGTCGCAGGGCGTGAAAATGGCGGCCGACGACTATCGCGTCGAAGGCGACGCCATCCGTAAGCTTCCGCACGTCGCCCAGGTCATCGCCCAGATGGAAGCCGACGGCTACACCGTCGAGCGGCCCCGCCAGAACAACGCCCGCATGTGGGTCATCATCGGCCGCCGGTACGACGACCAGCCCTGACGGCAGCACAAAGGGCCCGCACCTCAGGGAAGAGGGCGCGGGCCCTTTGTCATGTCTCTAGCTGGTCTTGCGCCAGGTGGCGCCGGGCGTCTTCGCCGCAAACGCCTTAGCCTCGGTCTCCCGCACGGCCGTGAACGTCTTCACCACCTTGCCGCTGGTGTCCTTCACCTCGTAGTTGCCGAGGCCGGACCCTCCTCCACCACAGTTGCAGCCCATCGGGCCTCCTCCTACTCCACCAGGGCAACGAACAGGTCGCCCAGAACCTCATCGTAGTCGGCGGTGCGGTCCTCGGTGGTGGCCGCAGCGACCAGCTCACGCCATTCGGCCGCGCGTGCGTCCCGCTCAGTTGCCGCCTGCTGCTCGGCGAGCATGCCCCGGGCGATGGCGCGGCCCAGCTCTTCCGTGTCCAGGGCGGCCAGCGTGGACGGGTCTTCGTCGCCGACGCGGGGCAGCGCCCCAGCGGCGACCAGCGACAGCATCTCCTCGCCTGCTCCATCAGCGGCAGACGCGGCAAGCATGCGGGGGATGGGGAAACCCGCCGTGTTGACGTGCAGGGCGGCCACCATCTCCAGGTTGCCGCCGATACGCCGCCAGTCACCGGACAGCGGGTGGGCCCGCATGGTGCGCACCGCGGCCTCGTCGGCTTCCGGGTTCAGGGCGCCCGCCACCCAGATACCGTAAGCGTCTTCTCCGGCGCGTACGAGGGCGCCCGCGCGGGACGTCGAGTCGTAGTGTTCTGCTGCCGCCCGGTAGCCCATGTTCGGGGAGGCGTGTCCGCCGCCGTACGTGAGCGTGCCGACAGCGAGGCGGGAGCCGTCGGCGGTGACCGCCTCCCCCGTGTGGAAGTAGGCGTACGAGGTGAGGGACTTGGGCGGCTTTACGCAGGAGTCACCGATGCCGACGTGGCAGGTGTCCCACACGGCGACGTGCCCGTAGACGCGGCCGTCGTCGCCGATGTGCAGCGGCGTCGGGCCGGTCAGCTTCGGGTCGTCGAACCACTCGCGCGGGGGAGCGTCGGGCGCCGAGGCGGCTCCGGCAATGAGCGAGGCCATCTTCTCTCCGGCCTTCCAGTTGTCGGGCAGGCTGCCCTCGCAGCCCTTGCGCTTGGCGATTGCGGTCAGCCGCGCCTTGAACTTCGCGTAGGGGATCTTCGGGTTGGCGCGGCCGTACGAGGAGACCGCGTCGCCGATGTCGCCGCAGGAGGCGATCGGGAACCGGCGGCCGTCGGGGTCGACAAAGTCTTCAGGGCCGAGCTTCTTGCGCACGCCCGCCTTGGTAACGTCCGGTCCGCCTGGCGCGTAGTCGCTGTCACCCCGGTAGGTGCCGCCGCCGAGGTCTCCGCCGCCCTGGCCCTGCTCGCCGTCGCCGCCGGGCGTCTCCGCCTTGCCGTCGCCGGGCTTCGCGTTCGACGGGCGGGGGAAACGCTTGCGGGCGAACTCTTCGAACTCGTCGTCGGTCATCCAGATACCGGAGCTGAACTCTTCGTCGGCGCGGTCGCCGGTGACCTTGTCCGGGTTGACCTTCTTCTTGGTGGCCATCTCCGCATCGTTTTCGATCATGGCGCTGGAGGTGGTGCCGTCGACGTTCGGGTCGGAGTCGTCGATCGGGGTCAGCTTGGCGTGCCCGGACAGCTCGGCGAATGCCGGGATGTGCACCAGCGTGGCCGAGGCGATCCGACCGGACCGGACCATCTTCAGCCGGGGCCCGTCGTACGCCTCGTCGGACATGACCGGGCCGCCGCATCCGCAGTCGCCGCCATGAGCCATCTTCGCGGCCTTCAGCTTCCCGGCCTGCGCCTTCTTCCAGGCGGTGTACGCCTTCGGCTCGGGGACGTGTTCCATCTCGGCCTGATCGAGGTCGACGGACGGGCCGATGACCTTGTTCTCGGTGAACTTCTTCGCCGCCGTCGCGGCGTTGCGTACGTCTTCGGGCCAGGAGTCGTCGTCGTAGAACTCGCCCCGGGCGGGCAGCATCCCGTCCTTCGTCTTCCCGATGCTGGCAATGTGGCCGACGATGACGGCGTTGGAGTGCCCGCCGGAGTCGGAGGCCACATATCGCAGCGGCAGGGGCAGGTCGCGGTGCGACAGGGCGCCGTCGTCGAATTGGCGGCCGTCGCCGGTCGGCTTGCCGATGACGGCGATCGGCATCTTCCAGGCGGTACCCATGCGGCGACCCCTCTCGTTGCCGAGAAGGATACGGCGTCAGGACGCCTCGGGGGACAGCTGCGGGGGTTCGACCACAGCCTGCGGCCGGGGGACGGATCCGGCGCGGCCGGTGTCGTGCCGGATCCCGGCGCGTACGGCGGAGTCTTTCGCGGCGATCAGGCCGTTGACGGCGGTGGTGAGCTCAGGCGAGTCGGTGGTGATGAGGCCGATCAGGTCGGCGGCGGCCTCATAGAAGGGCGCCGAGTAGCCCTGGAGGACTATCGGAAGGTGGGCGTAGGTGAGCCATTGGAGGCCGTCGCGGATGCCGGGGTGACGGCCTTCGGTGACGGCGGCGGCGTGCTCGGGGGTGCCGTGTTCCATGGGGTCTCCTTCTAGGTCCAGAGTGCGCCGGTGGCGCCGCCGATGATGACGGCGATACCGGCGGCGATGGCGAGGGCGCCGGGCAGCATGTCGGCGATCAGTGCGACGGTGCTGAGGAGTTTCCTCATGTCGATCACCTCCTGTCGGCTCGGAGCGTACACCTCGGTAAGGGCGGCCTACAAACCTTGCTGGTCGGGCAGGTCGGCCGGGTCGTCCCACGACTGGCGTGGGCGTTTCTCGATCTCCGCAACGAGGTGCTGTACGCCGAGCGGCAGTTTCTCCCACGTGGCCCCGTCTTCGCCTCCGGCAGCGGTCCAGGCGGACAGGATGCTGGCGCGCTCGTCGGGGTGCACGTCGGTGCTTCCCAGCGCCTCGCTCAAGCGATGGAACAGCTGGCCTACGGCGTTCACCCGGGCTCCTTCTGGATGATCAGTACGGAACGGTTCAGCCAGTTGAAGGCGGGCTTACCCTTAGCGGCGACGTGGGCGGCACCGCCGCCGGGGGACATGTGGTGCGATTCGATCTCGATGCCGTCGAGGCCCTTCGCGGCGGCGTACCGGCCAGGGTCGTAGAACGTGCTCGTTTCGTAGTAGCTGGCGCCCTTGGCCTTCGACTGCTGCGGGTTGGCGTGCGACTCTTTCGCCACCTTGTCGTACTTCTCGGTGACCGCCGTCTTCGGGATGAGCATCCGGACAACGCTGCCGCTGGTGCCGTCGGAGTACTGGGTGGCAACCCGGCGCTGGGTAGCCAGGTAGTAGCCGTTGCCGAAGATGCCCTTGCCGTAGTAGGCGGGGCCCGACCGCATTTCCTCGTTGATCTGTGCGGCCGTCTTGCCGTTGGAGCCACCCCGGGACCGGGCGGACCAGCCGCCCCCGGCTCCGGATACGCCACGCCACGCCTCGATGTAGTCGCCGGTTGCCAGGAGGCGGTCGATCTCCTTCTTGTCGACGACGGTCGGAGTGTCGTCGAAGCCCTGCTGGGCGCCGATCGCGGCAAGGCGGCCGTCGGCGGTCTTGCCGTCGTACAGCTTGCGGTCCTGCTTAATCTTCTGCCGCTGCGCGTCGAACGCCGCCTTGTCGGGGATCAGGTTCTTGCCGGTGGACTGCTTGTGCGGGTGCGGCCACGCGTTGAACGAGGCGGGCGCCTGCCGCCCGCCTGCTGGCGTGGCGAGGCGCCCCTGCCGCTTGGTAACCGGGCCGGGCCGGGCGAGCTGGCCGAGCTTGGCGCCTCCGGCGGCCGGGAACAGGCTGAGGACGTTCTGTTCCAGCTTGCCTCCGGCGAGGGGGGCGAGGAGCTTGCCGTCGGTGTCGAGCTTGCGAATCTGTGCCTCGGTCATCCACTGCGCGTCGGACGTCTCGGCCCGGGCGTGGTGGGTGGACAGGTCCGGCTTGAGCATGGCCGGGACCTGCGCAGCGATCGACGTGTACGCCCACGTGGAGCCGGGGATTGAGTTGACGTGCTCGCCGTGGACTTCGGCGTCTTTGAGGGCGTCGGCTTTGAAGCCGAGTTCTTCGATGACTTCGCGGGTGCCGCCCTGGTGGGGGGTTTCCTTCGAGTCGATGGCGCCGCCGGGGAACTGCCATTTGCCGGGGTCGGAGATGGCGGGGCCGCGCTGCACCATCAGGTAGCGGCGTTCCCCGGTTGCCGGGTCCTGGTGCATGAGCAGCAGTCCGGCCGCCCCGTACTTGCCCCACACCTGCTTGCCGCCGGGGGTGGAGGTCCAGCCGTCGCCGCCGACACCCTTGTCCTTGGCCTGCACGAGAGTGCCCCTGAGCGGGGTCGCGTAGCGGGTCTGCCCGGCGACCGCGTTGGCCGGGGGGACGATCGGCGGGGTCGGCACATGGCCCGCCGGGGTGCCGGGCGGGGTGAAGCGGTCGATCAGCTTGCGGGCCTTGTCGGCCGACGGGCCCTTCGCGGTGGTGGCGATGAACGACAGGTCACCGAGAAGGTGGGTTTGTTCCTGGGCGTTGAGCTGACCGAAGTCGGATCCGCGCAACGCCCCGTAGGTGGCGAGCTGGTGGGCCATGGTGTGCGACTTGCCGGACGAGTGGACGCCGTAGATGGTGTCGATGGCGGCCTGCACGTGAGGCGGCACGGTCGCCTGCACGGTCGGCGTATACCCGGACGGGGTGGGCGCCGGGGCGGCCGAGTGGAACTTCGCGTCGAAGGCCTGCTGCTGCGGGCCGGGCAGGGACTTGATCCGCTCGTCGATGGCCTCGCGGTACGTCTTGTCCAGCTTGTCGAAGTCG